GTTTTTCTTGATGTATCTATTATAACAGAATAAAACGGGTAATGCAATAGGTTTACACAAAAAACTAAAATATATTCCAACAACAAGCCGCCAATGGCAAAAGTTGTATACATTGTATACATTCAAAACCCAATGTATACGACGAAAAACCTATACGGCATAAGGGTTTTTCTGGGAGTTGTATACATTGGACATTGAAACATACACCCTATAGGGGGATGCATAAAAAAAATTTTTATTCTACGTTATGAGGGTATATATGTGAAAAAATGTATACATTGTATACATACTATATAAAAAACATAATAATAATAAGGGTTTTTTGTCGTATACATTGGTGTATACATTTTGGCTTTGGCGGTAAAATGTATACAACACCCACAAAAAAGCCAATAAAATAAAGGGTTTTTCAGCGTATACATTTTTTTGTGGGTAAAATGAAGCGGAGCAAGACGGTTAAATCTTGCTCCGTTGTGGGCTTAAAGCTCCTCGATCCGCCGCATGACGGCTCTGTATAGTGCCGGTTGCGACACCATTACAGCCTCCACAAGCTCATCAACGATGCCCCAAACATCTTCCAAAGGTAAGCCCTCCACGGCTTGAGCAAATGCGCTGTCCGAGCTTATGTGCGCTGTTGTAGGCGGTGCGGCGTAGGAATAGGTCTGCGGCTGTGCCGGGGCTTCCTGCGCTGCCGCATCGGGGAAAAGCTCCCGCTTGATGGTGTAAAATGCCGCCAACTTGATGCAGGTGTTGGCGTTCGGCTCGCGGTCGCCGACACATTCAGCTATGGCGGCCTCAAGGTCTTGCCGCGTGATCATAGCATTACAGCTCCATCATCGCGCGGCGTATCGCTTCGCGCTCGTGCTCGGTCTGCGCTTCTTCGAGCGCGTCCTCCAGCATTTCGCGGACACCGCCGCCATCGCGGGAATACCCACGGCGGGAGTACCTGCCCATGCTGTCGCGTTTGGCGTTGCTGCCCCTGCCGCGTCCATCGCGGGCATAGCTGCCGCCGCGCATACCGCCATGGTTGCCGCCACGGGCGTATGAGCCGCCCATATTGCCGCCGTACGCGCCGTTTCCGTCTGCGTTGGAGTATTCGCCTTCATCAGCTTCCATCATCGCTACGGTCGTTTTTAGGCTTTTGAGCGTATGGGTCAGTTTGTCGATATAATCAACATCGCCCGCTGTGAGCTTGCCGCCCGCCTTGCGGATTTTTGCGTTTGCTTCCTCGATCTCGTTGGAGATGGTCTCGCAAAGGTCGTATAAGGTATCAAGGTTATCCATGTTTCGCTCCTCTCTACGCTATGCGCGTTACGGTAAGATTGGCATTCTGCACATTTACCGCCGTTGCCGGGTCTGCCGCCGTTGCGCCCTCGGACACATTCTCCACGGCGACCGAGAAGCAGCATCCACGCGGAACGGTGATAATGGCGGTGGAGGTCACATTAAAATACTCGTCCACCGCTGCGGGCGTTACGATAGCGCGGCTCGTCTGTATAGGCTCGCCGTCAATCGCAAGCGCAACCGCAATCGCGCCGACAGTACCGCCATCGGGAACGGCGATATTGCCATTAAAAGTCAACTGATACCGCGCAAAGCAAGCATTCGGGTTGTTGACAGCCCCACGGAGAATAACAATCCCGCTTTCGTTGCGGTGGTACACATAGCCTTTGCAACACGGTATATTGTCATTGAGAATAACATTCCCGTTCGGCTGTACCAACTGGATGGGGTTATAAGTATATTCTGCCATAGCTGTCACCTTTTACATTCCGCAGCCGCAACCCTGATTGCAACCGCTGTTGCAGGTGAAAATCGGAGTGCGCCCATAAACGGGAGTGGAGGGAACGGGGCAGCTGGACAGCCTGTTATAAAGCTGGTCAACCTCGTTTGCGAAGCCCTGCGAGATAAAGGCGTTCTGCGCGGTCTGCGATTCGCGGAGCGTAGCCATCGTCAGCTGCCTTTCAAGGTCTGCGATCTTTTCGTTCTTCGCATCGATCTTGTCGTTGCAGAGCTGGTCGAGGATGCGCTGAGTGCCCGCCGTCTGAGATGCGATAATATCGCGAATGCCATAATTCAGCGCCTCACGGTCAGCGCAATTCTCGGTTGCGATGGTATAGCGGAGCTGCTCGGTTGCAAGCCTGTTGTCGCAGCAGCACTGAGCAAGCTGCGAGCTTACGCCATTGATAGCGGTCTGGAGGCCGAAGCCCTGCTGCATATTCGCCATCTGCCTTGCGTTGGCGGCTGTTTCAGCGTTCGCAAAGCCGCCCGCGATGGACATCTGCACATCGCCGCAACAGTTGCAGAGCTGCGCAGAAAGGCTGTTGATGCCGTCACGCACGGAGGTAATGCCGTCGTTAAGCATAGCATCGCGGAAGCCGTTGTTTGTGTTGGTCATAATCTGCTGCTGACCGTTCGCAAGCCACGGATAGTCGCCATAACCGCCGCCAAAGCCGCCGTTGTTACCGCCAAAGCCGTTGTTGCCCCATCCGAGGAGGAGCAAAATCACGACCCAAGCCCAGTCGCCGCCAAAGCCGCCACCGAAACCGCCATTGTTACCGCCCATGTAGGCGGGCGCAACGGGCATATAGAAGCCGTTGCCGTTGGATTCATCAGTAAGTGCCATTTTTCGTACACCTCGTTAAATTTGATTTATATTCAACCGCTATGCGCACTTGCGGGGAATATCTTGACATAATGCGCAATATGCGCTATAATATCCATGAAAGCTCTCGTCATGTAGTGTTCTTTCCTTCCGCGAAAAGGCGTCCTTTGTGGGCGCTTTTTCGTTTGCGTTTGGGGGTTGACACGCGGGCGAGTTTGTGGTATCATAATGGAGCAGGGACTACCACGCCATACCACCGTGGCAGGTTGACTTTATCGGTTCTCCTTTCGGCAAAGAGCGTTCGCTTCGGCGGGCGCTCTTACCGTTTACCTGCGTAAACCGAGCTGTTGCGCCTGCCTGTATGCGCTGTCGATTTGCGCTTGCGACACCTGACCCGTGCTTACCAAATGCTGGATTATCGCGTTCGGGTCGCTCATATTGGGAGGCAGATTAAACCGCTGTGCAAGAATTTGTACAGGGTTGTTTTTTAGCTGTGCAAGAATTTGTACAAGCCCATTTTGACCGCCGCCAAGGGCGTTAAACAGCGGATTACTCATTTAATTTCGCCCCCTTCTCAGCGATTTTAAGGCGCATTTCGTCAAACCCTTGCCGCAATACCTCCACCGCCTCGGAAACGGCGTTAAGGTCGGTTTTTGTGGCAAATTCAACGCCCTGTGCGGCTGTCGGCTGTTGCGGGGCAGGATTTGGCTCTGATTTGCGCTCCACAAGGTCAAAAATCTGCATTGACGGCTTGCCGGTAGCGTCCGCTTTCTTGAGATAAATGCTCGGCGCGGTCTTATCCCACAGCGCAACGGCGGCGTTCGGCGCAACGGGGTACATCGCCGCCTCATTGTAGCCGTCAATCCATATTATGCCGTTGCCGCCCGTTTGCGGTTGCGGCTGTTGGTACAACTGCCCCTGCATTTGTTGGTACTGATTTTGGTACATCGGTTGATAGCCCATCGGCTGAAAGTAGTTGTATGCCATTATCGTATATATCCTTTCTCCCAATAATAGATGGGAATTTCATTCGAGCTGTCCCAACTGTCGTATAATATGCCGTCCTTGACGGTCGCAACATGACCTCCAAAGGCAAGGACATAAACGCCGCGCCGGTGGTCTCTTGCGAAGTCGGCGGCTGTGTAGCACTCGGGGCAGCTTTCGGGGAGCAGGTGCTTTGTGAAGCCGCGCCTTTTGAGGTATGCGCCCCAAACAGCGTCCGAGCTGGGCATATCGCCCATCGCTTGAGCCTGTGCCGCAAGCTCGGCAAACGCCGCATCCCAGCTTGTGCCTGTCGCTTTTGCCACAGCGCGGATAACGCAATCGCCCACGCGCCGCCCCTGTGGGTTCGGATTGTAACTCTGCCAGATCATGGCTATATTTTGGCATACAAAAAACACCCCGACAATACCGCCGAGGTGTCTTTTTAGTATCGTTTATAGGTGTTTTATGAGGGTCGCCAAGCCTTGCTTGACTATGCGCTTGATTTGGCAAGGCGACATTTGGAACTCCTCCGCAAGCCGCTCAAAGGTAATACCATCAAGCAGCCGCCGTTTGAGTATGCGCCTGTCGCGCTCACTGAAAATCCATTCGTCAATGAGCCGTTCCCATGCGGAGCGCGGAAGGTCAGCGCCGCTTTGGTTTGTGTATTCGGACGCGCCGTAATGTGCCTTTTGCTTTGCCATCTTTACGGGTTCTCCGTCGAATTCTCAATCTCTGCCCCATTGAATTGCCTCGTTTCGTTTTCATCGCCGATAATGTTAATACCGCGCCCATCCTGCGAATAGTCGATTTCTTCAAAATCGTATTCGCCCATCATTTCAAGCCATTTTTGATTGTTGCGATACAGCAATACAGCCATAAAGCAGACAACCGCAACAAGCAATGCAATGACGGCATAAGCGCGTTTTTGCGCTCTATCGTGGCGGGCGCACTCAGCTTCATAGGCGATGTACGGGATTTTCTGCACTTCCCCGTGGTCGCCACAGCTTTTGCAGTCCATTTTCAGCCCCCAAAGATGATTTTTATCGCTATGCCGACAAGCGGTACAAGCGCCGCGCTGCCGATGGTCGCGATCAGCTTCATAAGGTGTGAGATTTTAACGCCCATTTCACGGATTTCCGCGTTTATTTCTGCGATGTCGTCGGCGGTCTTTTCCGAGCGACGGTTGCACTCTTCACGCGGCATGAATTGGGCATTAAGCCAGCGGATGTCGTTATCATCAAGCGCCATCGTTGCCATCCTCCTTCCCGTCAACTTCGGGCAAGCCCGTCAGACTTGTGAGCATCGACAGCACGCCGCTCAATGCCGCTGTGGATGCAACCAACAACCAATTAACCTGGTTGATGGTCGCCGCCGTTGTGCCGATCATAGCAATTGCGGTCTGTGCCATCGTGCGAATAGCGCGGATGCCCGCCGCCTTAAACCATGCTTTACTCATTTAATCGCCTCCAATCGCAGTTTATATTTGTTGCCGAGGTTATCCATTACCGAAACGGTGTTAAGCGCATCTATCGGCACTTCAAGCAGTATGCCGAGGGTCGTGGGCTTAGGTTTGGGGTAATCGAACTTTGCCTTCATAAGACCGCGATGAGTCCACGGCCTTGCGTTAAACCTTGTTACGACCACGCCGTAAGCTATGCCTCTTGCCTCCACAACAAGCGGTTCGCCGTCCGGCATGAAGCCGCAGACCCAGCCGACATGCTTCATCCTGCCCGTATCGGTGTTCTTCATAAACACGGCCTCGCCGAGCACGAAATCACGGGAGATGTTCTTGACTTCGCCCTTGTCCTCGCACCAATATTTATAGTTCATATCGGAGTTAATGTCGGTCTTTTCACCGAGCTCGTATGTCATGTAGGCATCAAGCAGCCCCTGACAGTCCGTGGCATAGCCGTCCTCCGGCCAATTCTTGGTGTATGAATCGTACTTCTCGCGGCTCATGCTTTTGTAATAATGCTCGTTGAAATAACGGTCAAGGGTGTCTTTGTTGGTCTGAACGCGAGTGCTTCCGTAGAGATACTCCCATTTCTCCGTGCCGCATTCTTCCCTCGCTACGGGAAGCAGCGCGTCTTCGGGTATGCTTCCGCGCTTAGCGTGAGTGAGCGCCCACTTGATGAAATCAGTTACATTGTACATTTTCTTATACCTCCGTTAATTTATCATCCAGCTTGCATTGACGCGGAACTGGGTGTTATCGTTCGCGCCGAGGGTGTTAATCCAAACGCGAATGCGTCCGTTGGTGTCAATATCGCCGCCAACAGCAACGCCGCCGCCTGTTACGCTCCACATATTGCAGGTGATAGCAACACGCGCCGTCGGTCTGAATCCCTCGGCAACCGTGCCGATGTAGTACCAGTTGCTCGAACACGCCGTAGCGCACTTGCACTGCAAGTGGAACGCAACGCCCGCCATCGAGCCCGAACGCCAAGCCTGCCTTGTGATGCCGCTATAATCGCCCATCGTGGAGAAGTTCGCAGAATAGTTCGTGTAGGATACTGCACTACTGCCCGAAGCACGGTTGTTCATCAAGTTCCAAGTGGTATTCCAAGTGCCGTTGTTCTTCGTGCGCCAAGCGTCCTTCTGTGCTATCCAGTCAACGACATGGACAAGGAAGGTTGAGTTATCTCTACCCCAAACCTCGATATACACGGCATCGGCGCTGAACGGTTTGTCGGTGCATGAATTGAACTGTCTGCAATACGCCCAAGCGTACCCCGCGCCGAGGTTGGTAAGCCCGCACTTCGCAAGCAAGGCGTCAAAGTCAAGTGCCGTTGAGCCAGCATCGGCGGCTACGCCGTTCAAACGCCTGTTGTTGTAAACAGCCGCAACGGTCGGCAGTTTCGTAGCATCCGCACTTGCGCTTGTAATGCCCGTCGCTATCTCGCGAACGGTCTGCGTTGCGCCGTTGTGAATATAAACCTCGGTCTTGCCGGAGGTCGTTACTTTGTCAACCTTGTTGTCGATTTCTGCAACCTTCGCCGCCGTAATGCCGCTGTTGATTGCGTTAAGCTGTGCTTGCGTGAACGCGGCATCGCGGATTTTGTAGTGCGGAACCCATTGTGCGGGAGAAGAACCCGTACTCCATCCGTAGCACCAACACTCGCCGCCGAGGGTTTCATCCGCAAGCACGATTACAAAGTCGTTCTCCCTTGCCGTACCGCTCCATGCATCGAGAGCCGCCTTTGTACCGAAGTTCCCACGGAAACGCCCGATTGTGGCTTCGACCTCGTCTATGCGGTCGTTGAGTTCGTCAACGGCATCCTGCAAGTCTGCGGCTGTAACCATATCGGTCGAATATTCCGTCCAAGTTGCGCCGTAAATATCGTAGATTTTAAGCGCAAGCCCGAAGGTGGTTGCTGTGGCATCATACGAACCGACAAGGCAATGCAAGCGGGTATGGTAGTCGGCGGTAGTTGATACATTGATGCAAGGAAAGTAGTCGCCGGTTGTGGTCTTAACAACGATAATGCGGTTTTTCGCGGTCGCCATCTCGATCTGAGGCGGGGTGGTGCGCCCGTACTCTGCGATAAACGGTACATCGTCCCCGGCAGCTCCCGCAACATTCGTAACTGCCCATGCAGTATCTTCAATAACATGGCGCGTGAACACGGGATAAGAGCGGGACGAGCCAACATTCAGCGTCATGGTGTAGAGGTAGACCTTTGTGCCGCTGATGGCTGCCTTTACCGCGAACTCGGAAGGCGAACCCGCGCCCGAATGTACCACGATGCTCTTGCGGTCGTTTACGGCTTGAATGATGTCAGCCGCCGAGGTCACATTGATTTGCGCTTCGAATACGCGCACCTCGTCTATGAGGTCGTCAACTTCGTCCTTGGTGTAGTAGTCGGAAAGGTCAACGGCGGTCGAGCCAATCTGTTCATAATGCCCGCTCGGCGTTTCCTCAATCCAAAGGTACTGATTGGATATTGACGGGTTTTGAGCATCGGGGACGAAGTACACAACGCCTTTTTCGCCAACAGCGGGAAGCGCGGCTACAATGGCGTAGTCGAACTCGGTAAAGTCCGCCATCGCATCGTTGATAGCCTGCTGCACCTGCGCGGGGGTCGTGCGCCCCTGCAAGGCTTCGTAAATGCCGTTGGATGTGACGGCGTTCAGGCTTCCACGGAGCGGCGCGGTGTCGAAGTCAAACGCATCCTGCTTGTTGCGCAACGCAGACCATACGCCCGCGCTTGTTACGGGGTTAGGGCTGCCGAGGGTCGGAATGCTGTCGAACACAAGCACATCCTGCTTAAAGCCCAAAGCCGTCCACACGCCGCCGCTTGTAACGGGGTTCGGGCTATTATTCGTCGGTGTCGGGTCGAAGGTCAGCGTATCCTGCTTGTTCCGCAAAGCGTTGTATATACCGCCGCTGCTCATAGCGTTTACGCTGTCCGCTGTTGGCACATTGTCATAAACAAGCGTATCCTGCTTCGCCGCCAACGCATTAAACACGCCGCCGCTTGTGACGGGGTTGGTGGAGCTGACGGTAGGCGCATTGTCGAAAGTCAAAGCGTCCTGCTTCGCCGCAAGCCTTGTGTCGGTCTGCGCCATCGTGTAGTAATTCGAGAGGTCGATTGCGGTCGTTCCGAGGCTATGCCATGCGCCGCCAATCCACATATATTGCTCGTACACATCGCCGCCGTTGTTGATGAGGTAGACCGTGCCTGCCGCGCCCGTTGCGGGGAGTGTCGTAACTATCTCATACTGCAAGCTCGTCATTGAGCCGAGCGCGTCCGTTATCGCGTCCTGCACATCGGTAGCGGTCTGAAAATCACTATCGTTGGTGAGGTCGCTCGTTGCGGTGGGCATATTGTCCACTTTCGCTTTGTCAATGTTCGTGTAGTCATTCGCGGACAGCCCCTTGCCCGTTACTGTATCGACTTTTGTGTCCAGCGCGGCATAAATACCGTTTGAAGTAACAGGATTAAGGCTTCCCGCTGTCGGCGTGGTATCCCATGTCAGCGTGTTCTGTTTGCCGCTCAACAGCGTTTCCACTTGCTGTGTCATCGTAGACGTGAGCGGAAGCGTATGCTCAAGACGTGCTATAACATCGGTCGCATACTCTACACTACTATATGTAAAAGTAAGCGAAAAGGCGCGGGAAATGAGATGTTCGCCTTCGTTAAGCAAAACACCCTGCGGTGTTTTTATGGGATTTGTAACAGACCTCAAAAAATGCTCGTCATCATAAATGCCGGTACTATCGTAGACCCACGAAACACATTGAGACAAGTTTGACGGGGAGAATGCTACTCGGTAATAGCCTGTTGCAGGCACCTGAAACGCGATGCAGCTGTAACTCGGATTATCAACCATGTCATGTGTACCGGGTCGAACATTCTTTCCCCGGTAATACACAAGCGCGCTTTCGGGGATGGTGTGGCTGAAGTTCCATTCATCCTCGAGGATCTCATCGAACTTGAGGCCGACAACCTCTGCATCGGCTGCCTTGCCCGCAATCGTTAATGTCGGGTCGACAAGATCTGAGGTGTCTATGTTTTGCAAAGCAGCATAGATGCCGTCGCTCGTTACAGGGTTTGTGCTGCCCTCGGTCGGCGCGTCATCGAAAGTGAGAACATCCTGCTTATCATCCAATGCACCGTCCACATACTCCTTGTTGACAGCTTCTTTATCATTGTCAATGGTGTAATTGAGCAGGAGCGTGGAATTAATCGTATTGTGAGCCGCACCGCTGTCGCTTGAAATAATGTTGCGTTGCACCTGTACAGCAGCGTTGCCCGAAACGGTGAACTGCCTATATGCAATACCGCCGCCCGAAAGTTGGAAAATGCAGGCAGCCGCAGACGGTGTAGTTCCGAGCGCCAGAATACTGCGCTCAAACTGCGCGTAAACATACCGCCCCTCTGCCCACGCTGCGGCAATCTCCGCGCTTGAATAGTCGGTCGTGAAGCCGCCCCCGCTCTGCGTAATGGTGACCTTGAGCGGTTCCTTGCCCGCATCCTGCAAAGCGTTGTACACGCCAGCGCTCGTGACAAGATTGGTGGAACTAGCGGTCGGCTCATAGTCAACCATGTCTAAGGTAGTCCACTCATCGTGATCGTTGACGCGGAATTTGTAGGGATAGGCAAGGAATTGATAAGCGTTATTCCAGTTTTCGGTCAGTATACCCTCGGTGCGCTCTATGCGGATAGTCTCGGGGTTAAACGGGTCGGGGAAAAGCTCCGTCTTGCGGCAGATAACGGCTTTGTTTTCGCCGAGAGCATCTTTTATCTCCGCAAAGGTAGTTCTGTCGTAGTCTGCGATAAACAGCGTACCGTGAGCTATGCGCTCTTGCTCATTAGCAATGCGCTCATCTTCTGCCGATTGACGGGCAAGCTCCGCATCCACACGGGCTTGTTCGGCGGCAACGCGATCCTGTTCGTTCGCAATGCGCTCCGCTTCGTTAGCCTGTCGCTCAAGCTCGTTCTGTTGGCGTTCCCACTCCGCATCGGAGTACGAAACAGGCTTCAAGCGCCTTGCAAGGGGCATCGTGACGGCAAACACCGTCCGCAATTCGCCCGCGCCCATCTGTTCATAGCCGTAAAAGATAAGCGGCTGCCCATAGCGGGTGAACTTCCAGCCGGGCAAGGTGATTTTGATGCTGTTTTCGTCCTCGCGCACTTGCGGCACGGCCTCGGGCGAGTTAAGGTGTCCGACAACGCCGACATGGATAACATCAATATCCGCAAGCGTGAAAGGGTCAATGCCGCGAAACTCAAGAACGCGGTCACTGTCCCATTGCTCAAGCTGCTTCAGCTCGTCGCCGTTGCTGTCAAAAATTTGTACAAGGGGCAAGCTTGCCATTTGTAAACCTCCTCGTTTTTTCTTTGAGTATATCAGTTGATTATAGCCTTGTCAAGGGCGAGCGCAAGCTTTGTGTTGTTGCCTTCGCAGGTGTAGGTCGCCTTTGATACGCGCATCTTTGCCGTAACGCTTAATTCGGGCAAAGCAACGCCCACATAGTCGCCGAGCCTGTACGCCGTTCCGAACCGCTCCGTGTCAATGCTCTTGACGGTGAGCTTCTCCCGAACATACCGCGCAATCTGCGACATCTGGGCGCGGGTAGTCAACGCCTCGATATAATCCCTGTTGCTCATATCCTCGGGCTGTGGGAATTCTTCTCGTAAATCCAGAAACGCATAAGTCGCCTCGGGCGCAAGGACGGGGTCGTGATACTCGCTCGAAACCTCGTTGCCGTTCAGGTCAACGCCTACAGCCCACACGCGGTATATATAGCTCTGGTCGTCAACGGAGTACTCCATCCCGTTCATGTTGCCTAAGACGGGCGAAAATTTAACGGTTGCCGACACATCCTGCCCGCGTAATGCGGTTAGCTGAAGCTTGCCGTTTGCAAGGAGCTTTGCCCCAAGCCCCGCCTTGGCAAGCTTCAACGCTCCGATAATGTAGTCACATACATTGTCGGCGTTGTCGCCGTCAAGGTTGGCATCTCCAAGCCCCGAAGCGTTCGCAACGGTGTTCGCCGTGAATGTATAAATCGGTCGCCATTGCAAGGCGCGGGTTATTGCTTCTTCGATAGGCATCCTGCCGCCAAGCTGTTGTGCTGACCATGAATGGGGCAGGATGCCGATTTTTTTGAACAGCGCCTTGGCTTCGCAGCCGTAAGCCCAAATCTCTCTGTCGGTATACTTTACGCTGTGAATATACATGATATTCTCGGTAAGCCCGATACCGCCAAATGCGCCAACCTTGATACGGCTCAGCGCATCGGGCGATTTAGGGAACACCACTTGCAGCTTGCCGATGCCGTCATAGCTGTCCTCCCATACAAGGGACTTGAACGGGAGCAAATCCGCAAGCTGGATGCTGCCCTGAGCGTTTTCGTCGTATATTAACTCAAAAACCCTAAATTCCACTCAGTACCACCCCCACATAAGACGGATAATAGGTCAGCATTGACACGCATTCAACGGGTGAGCCATTTGAGGCCAACGCCCTAAACTCGGTTTCACCTTCCCGCAAGCCGTCAAGCATATAATGCGACAAAGCAAGATACGGGATTATATCGGTATCGCCGAGGGTCGCTTTGAGCTTGCCGTTTTTTCGCCAAACATGAATGTTGCCCGTAACGCCGTCAGGGTCTAAACTCGCAAAGTCGAACGATAATACACCTCGGTATGGCATTTCATCGGCGGCAACAGAAGTTCTGACATCCAGCGTAAGCGTTTTTATCGGCGCGTTGGCATACACTGTCCAATCGTAATCCGCTTTCGTCTCACCGTCAACGGTTGCCGTCACGGGGTCGAAATAGGTATTTGTTGACAGCACGATACGGCTTGCCTCCATCGCCCGCCATGTGGGGTTCGGCTGGAATAGCTCAAAGCTGAATTTGGAGTGCTTCGTCTGCGTGATTTTTGGCGTAGTCTGCACAACGAAATCCGTCTGTCGGTACGGCGTTAGACGGCTTGTTGCTGTGGGAAGGTTATACACCGTGATAACGCCTTTTGCCATCGGTTTAAGCAGGCTCAAAAGCGCCTGTTTTGCCGCCACATTGTGGTCGAGGATATACCCGCGCACAACGAGTTTCTGCCCGCCAACGCTGCCCGATTGCACCGCAACGCCAAGATTGGTATTGCTCTGCACCGTGTCAAGCCTTGCCGTAACGCCTGTAAGCCCGTCGATGGTCGATATATCGTAGCCGTGCTCATGGTCGAGTATCAGCGTTTCGTCGCCAACGGTTAGTGTTATGTAATACATACTGCCTCCTTATATGGATGCGGGCGCAAAGCCAAGAAACTGTGCATCATCGGCAACGCGCTGTGCTTCCTCAAACGCTTCTGCGGGTGTCATTTTAGGCGCATACACATTCAGCGTCCACCCGCGTGAAGCAGAACCCGAATATTCCGTGTCGATGGAGCTTGAAATAGCGGCGTTTACAGAGCTAATTTCCTGCTCCCAGCCCTGCTCCAAGCCCTGCGCCATAAAACGACCGATGCTTGCGAAAACCTTTGACGGCGAGGCAATCTGCATTTCGTTCTGAACAGCGCTCACAATCTCGCGCATACGCTGTCGGAGCGTTTGCTTGATTTCGGGAACTTTGTTTTCAAAGCCCACGCCTACACCGTCAGCCATGAAGCGTCCGATACGGGCAAACACCCTTGACGGGCTGTTAATGCCCATTTCGTCCTCAACGGTATCCACAATGAGATTAAATTCCGCAATTATATCGTTGCGGGTATTGTCAACCTCTTTGTCAAATCCGCTGTTTACGCCCTCGGCAAACGCCTCACCGATAGCCGAGCCATGCCCGCGCATAGACCCCTGAGCGGCTTCGCCCACCACTTCACGGATAGGTCGCATGATTTTGTCGTCAATATCGCCGCTGCGCTGCCTGTCGTCCATCGTTCCGCCTAAAGTGGTGAGCATGGAATCAACAAGCTTGCCCGCCGTGTCCCCAAACAATGTACCAGCGAACCATACCGCAACTTCATCTGCGCTTATCGTGAACAGATCAATTATGGCGTTTTTCATCTGATCCTTTGCCGCGCCGCCTGTCAACAGCGTTGCAAACGCCGACACCACCTCTGCGATAAGGTTTACAGCGCCACGGTAAATCGCATCGAAGATGCTGGGAAGCTCGGTAAACAGCTTTACCATCGCATCCGCCATTTTATCGAGATTTTCCTGCTTAGTTAAGCCGTCCACAATGCCCGTTACAATGCGGGGCAACGCATCGGCAAGCGCGAGGAGTATAGCGGGGATATCGGACACCAAACCGACAAAGAGGTCAACGCCCGCGCCTACCATCTTGTCGAGCGTGTCGCCCTCGGTAAGCTTGTCGGCGATGCCCGTAATAAGGCTCGGGAGCTGCCCTGATATATTAAGCAGAATGTCGGGTACATTATCAAGCAATGTGCCGAACAACGAAACGCCCGTACTTGCCAAACTCGGCAACTGTTCAACCATTGAATTAACGAGCCCCGTTGCAGCCCCTACAAGACCCGGCAACACATTTTCAACAAGCCGCGGGAGTGACTCGCCTATGATGGGCGCAAGGCCTTCCACAAGCCGCCCTATACCTCCGAGCGCAATTTCAATGCGCGGCAGAATGTTTCCCGCCGCCGTGCCAACGGTTTCAACAAGGTTGTTTATCAGCCCTTCAAAATCCGCGTTTTCGTCGGCAATGCCCGTAACGAGGTTCGCCCATGCGGATTTCATAGCGGCAACGCTTCCGCTTATCGTCTCACTTGCCTCAAGCGCAGTCGTGCCCGTAATGCCCATTTTCGTTTGCACAATGCCGATAGCCTCAACGACATCCGCATACGACATCGTAAGCTCGCCGTTTGTATCGCGGGTCGCCTTAAATGTTTCGTCAAGCTCCTCCGCGTCTTTGATGAGGCGTTCCATTTCGGTTTTTGTTCCGCCGTAACCGAGCTTGAGGTTATCAAGCATGGTGTAATTCTGCTTCGCAAAACCCTGATACGCCGTTTGGATGGACTTGATATTTGTACCCATCTTATTGGCGTTGTCCGACATATCACGGATTGCGCGGTCGGCTATTTTCGCCGCCTTTGCGGTGTCACCGCCCACGGACTGCAACAGCGAAGCCGAAAAGCTTGTTACGGTTTCCATATACTCATTTGCCGACAAGCCAGCGGTTTCATAAGCACGGCGGGCGTATCCCATAACGACATCCGCGCTTTTGCCGAACAGCGTTTCAACGCCGCCGACAAGCTGTTCATAATCCGCATACGCATTAACCGCCGCTTTCGCAAGCGCTCCCGCTGCCGTTGCGGCTGCCGTCAAAGTTCCCGCCGCAACCTTGCCCGCCGTGCCGAGCCCTTTCATAAGCTTTGAGCCAAAGCCGTCAGCCTTATGCTGGGCATCGTCTAAGCCTTTGTCATACGCCGCCTTATTCAAGGTCAGCGTCGCCATCAAGGTAAATACATTCATTCGTCCTCCGTTCTCAAGCCGTACTTCCGCATAATGTCAGCCGTGATTTCTTGCGGTGTGCGCGTGTCAACCTTGCGCGGCTTGATAAGGTCGTAATAGTGCTTTGTTAAGCGTTTGTTTTCTCCCATCGCAAACAGGGTTTCCGTCAAATAAATGCGGAAAGCGGCTTCATCTGCATTAGCTTTAAGCTGTGCAGGTAAAGCCGCCATCAATGCCCGTCCGTTCAATCGTGGCATACGAAGCAACGCAGCCGTTACTTCGTGGGAGCCGTACCCACGAACGATTTGAAAAAATCTAACAGTTTTTCGTCCTTGAACACCTCGCGGATTTGCGCCATCGTCTGCATAATGTTCTGCGCCGCGATCTCCTCCACGGTCTGCTCGTTAAGTACCGAGATAATGCCGTACACATCGGCGCGGCGTTCTTTGAGCAGGATGGGGATAAGGCGGGAAAACACATCCGCGCCAAACACAAGCTGCTGGAACTTGGATTTTATGGCGTTCGTGCGGGTTTCAGCCATCGCCGCAAGCTCCGCGTTCAGCGTTTCGCTCGTTGCGATATTAGCGATATACGGCGTGAGCTCGACAAATACATCAAGCCCTGCGTCGGTGGAAAGCTCCGAAATCTTGCGCATACTGCCTCCTTACGGGGTGGGGGGGACGGGGTCCATGATATACAGGTCGTAGGGGACTTCATCCTGCGCCGCAACGCTGGTGTGGCCGTGGAACTCGAAAGCAAACTGACCCTTGCCCCTGTCGGAAGTAGTCCACTGATAACCCGCCGTGTTAAAGCTGTTCTTCAGGTGGATAACGATGCCGCCGCCCGTGAGTTCGCCATTGTCAGAGGTGTAGTCGCCGACAAGGTACAGGTCGCGGAAGTCGTTGGTTGCATCAAGGCTCATGCGCGGGCGGACAAGCATGGTGGGCTGCGCCGCGTTGCGCACACCCGACACATCAGCCGCTCCGATGAACATCTGCGCCAGCGTGTCGTCGAGCGTAACAGCCGTGCCACTCAGCGACGGGTCATAACTCTCGATGCGCTTCATTTCCTTTGTGTTCTTCGGGCAGTTATCCACATCCTCGCCAAAGTCGGAGTAGGTGGGGTTAGAAGCGAACGAAACGCCGCCGGTGGTCGCCATGATGGGCGCACCGATAACGCCCGTTTCAAAGTTCACCGAGTTTGTAAAAAACCCCGCGTTTATCTGGAGCTTATCAAAGGTATCGGTGGGGATTTTTGTAAATCTCATATATTTGCACCTCAAATGTATTCTGCCATAATGTTTATCATCGCGCGTTTAACCATATCATCCGCGCTGTCGCCGCTGTATCGGATATCGGGCGTGCCTATCCACAACCGGATGCCGCCGCCATCATACCGCAGCGCAACGCCGTCAACGAGGGCTTGAGCTATGCGTTCAGCTTCTTGCGTTACACGGGTAAGGCTCGTTGACCTATCCCATACCGAGGCGGCAAGGGGGATTTGTCCGCTGCCCCAGCTGCCCGTCGCAAGCTCATAGGTCACATACGGGTATTCGGGCTTATCCGCGCCCGTAGGTACGGAATTCTCCTGAAACGCGGGAAGCCCAAACGCCGAAAAAAACTGATAGAGCGCTCCTGCTTTCGTCATAGCGGCAACTCCCATTCCTCAGCCGACACTTGGCGCATATTCAGCGTTGCCGTGCTCGGCGTTGCTTTGTCGATGCCGTTGGAAGTGATGCGGAACACCTTGTTATCGCTCAAGCGGCGTATTACATCATGATGCACAAGGATGGTATTCTTCCGCGTGGTAACGGTGTATACATCATGCACGCCCTGCGCTTGCGCAACCCGCGCCTCGGTGGAGTTGTCAAGGACGATTGCGGCGTAAAACTCCGCGCCGTCCGTCCATTGTGTCGTTGTGCCGCCATAGCCGTCGGGAACCTTGTTACGGTTCACATAACAGCACAGCTCCATAGCGTTGTCAAGCAAGCTCACGGCATTTTCCTCCACTTCTCAAGGCGTTGATTAACGAGCAGTTTTATAAATGATAGTGGTACGCCGTTTCCGTCCGTTGCGCAGGTGCGGCTGTATCCGCCAAAACTCTCGCTTATGTACAGGGTTACAGCATTCGCGAAGCCGCCTTCGGCTTCGATGCGCTGCACTTCTGCCGCTATCTGCATGACCTCGGGCGGTATGCGCATCGGCATTACCGCGCCCGTAAAGGTTTCGTCCTGCAAGTCGTAGAACGGGTACATATGCACACCGTCATTGAAGATGCTGCCGACAATGCGGACGCATTGACCCTCGGTGATATGGTCAAGGGGGAGCGTACCGTTCTTGATTTCGTATGTGCCGTACGCGGCACTCGCGTTACGGTCGGTGAACCAGTTGTTCAGCTCGCCGCATATCTGCGTCAATATCCGTTCCATACGCTCCCCCTGTAGGATTACTCGATGTCTACGATAGCGATGCCGTCCTCGATCTCGCTCCAAAGCTTGATGCCCATGAGCGCGTAGATCTCGCTTGTGCCGGTGCGGTGTGCGCCCTGCACATGGAAGCCGATGAGGTTGGTCTCGCCGCCGGCGGTGGTGTAATTAAGCCCGCCCTCTGCAAAGTCAGCGTCGGAGGGGTCGATATAGTTCATGTCGATGTTCTCAACAGGAACGGCGATAACCTTGCCGGGCGCAATGTCGGGCTCGGAGAGCAGGAACAGGGTACGGTAGCCGAGGAAGTTCTCAACATAGGACACGCCGAAAGCGGTCTGAACGGTTATCTGTGCCTCGCCTACATACTCGTAAGCATCAAGCACATTCGCAAAGCCCACGACCTCGGTCACGGTCTTGCGGAGCTTGTTGAACTTATCAACGACCATGCCCTTTGCCTTGGCAAGAGCCGCCTGCCAAGTGGTAGCGGTGCCGGTAAGACCGACAGCGGCGTTGAGGAAGGTGTAGTAGTCGGTGAGGACTTTGTTCTGCAGCGCCGCGATAAACGCCGCATCGCGCCTGTCAAGGGCGATTTCCGCGCCGTAGTCGGCGATTTCCTGAAGAGTGGTAGCAGCGGCGTATTCCTCCAGCTGGATCATCTGGAAGCCCGTCTGCGTGTATGTCACCTGCGAAAACTCGGTGACAGCGCCGGGTACTGCCTTGGGGTCGGCAAGGTCAACGCTCGCAGTTCTGCGATAAAGCGCGGTGCCGGGGCGCTTACGGATGGGGCGCATAATGCCCATGATAGCGCGGAGCGCGTCCCAGTTGGTCTCAAAACGCGCCGCAAGCTCGACCTCGCGGGCGGTTACGTTGGTGTAAACATTGGGGAGGTTAGACCTCGGGTTAGTTAAGGTTTCGACAGCCATTTTTTACAGCCCTTTCTTTGTCTCAAGATTTTTGGCAATCGCCGCTCGGCGTTCGGTCTCGTTCATTTTGAACCTTCCGCGCTCATCGCGGGCGAAGATTTCGCTCTTCGTCAGCGTTGCGGGGGAGCCTGTCGCGGGCGGTGTTGCGGGGGAGTGCGCGGCAACCTCAGCCGACGGGATGAAGGTGTCCCACTCCTGCTTGATGGCGGCTATCAGATCATCGCGCTTGGCGGGCTGTCCTTCGCCGTCAAGCTTCAAACCGTCAATAGCCTCCGCCGAAAGCTTGAGTATCCTTGCGCGGTACTTCTCGGCAACACCGGCAGCCGCCAACAGCTCGCCGTATGCCTGTTCCTTGGCGCGGCGCGTTTCGCGGTTGCCCTGCTCCGCCTTAAATGCTTCAAAGGCGGCGTGTTCTTTGTCGTACTCGGCTTTCCAGTCCTTGGTGGTGTCAACGCCCTCCAGCGCATCGCGGTATTTATCGCGGTCAGCTTTAAGCCCGTTCACAACCTCAAGGTGTGCCTCCATGATACTCTCTACTTTGTCGGTTTCGATGCCCATTGCTTCGAGCATTTTGCGTGTAAACGCCATAGTATAAGCTCCTTTGCCTTGGGGGCTGTGCTTCGCCCTTGCTTATTTCGTGTATATAATACCGCTCAAAGCGCGTTTTGTCAAGGGCAAACGCTAAAAATATGCCCGTTTTCATCCCGCCACAGCGGGTGTGTATACATTTGTGGATTTTGCCAAAATAGCCGTTTTTCCGAAAATGCTTGTCTTAAGGCATTTTTTAAGCCTACAAAATGGGATTAGTTGTATACTTTTGGGGACACCCGCCAAAATGTATACAACAATGTATACGCTGAAAAACCCTTATTATTATTATGTTTTTTATACAGTATGTATACAATGTATACAAATTCCATACATATACCATCATCACGCGCGTATAAAAAAAAATTATTTACTCCCCTATAGGGTGTATGTTTCATTGTCCATTGTATACAACATTCAAAAAAACCCTTATGGCATAAGGGTTTTTCAGCGTATACATTGGTTTTTCAATGTATACAATGTATACAACTTTTGGGGGATTTTGGGTGTTTTGGGGGTGTTTAGCCGCCCAAAGCGGCTTCTATGGAGGCTTTAAGTATCTTCTCGGCTTTGGGCGCAACATCGTTTATAGCGTTGCGAAGCATATGCGCACCGCTTCCACCTTGGCGGCCTTCCTCGATGATTTCGGCATACTCCACATTTGTGCCGATAACCAAAACGCCGTCCTCAAGCGTTCCGTTCGGGCTATCATCGCCGCCGCCGCTTGCGCTGCCGACAGCCCACGCAATGCTGTTGCGCAGTCTGCCCGTGTCAACGGGTGTACCGCCTTGCTCTTTCGGTCGGTGTGTCAGCGTTACCGCTTCCATCCCCGCCGCTTCAAGGCCGCGCTGTATCGCCTCGGCGGTGAGCCGTTGAACCTCGCGCTTGTTGCTTTGTACTTGTACCTTAATCGTCGACATAAACTATACTCCCATCTGCCCGCCTAAAGCCTACAATCCGCGTACCCATCGCGCATCGGCAATTCATGAACTCGTGTGGCGGCGCGTTTTTGTCGCCTGGGCATTGCTGCCCGTTCGGGAATTCCGCATCAAGCTCCCGTTCAAGGCCGTCGTTGTCCAAGTGGCTGTCACGGGTTCGTGCATCATGCGTTGCGCTCCACTTCTTCACAAGCACCGTGCCTTTGGCTTGCGCTTCGTAGTAGCTGTCAAGCCGTCCTTTGTTCTCGGCGTAGGTAACAGCCGTTCGCGCATCGCGCAACGCCGCCGTTTCGTTCATCCCCAAAACCCGCGCAAACCTGTCGGCTATCTTGTCCATGCTTTCGCCCTGCAAAATGCCTTGCAATACTTCGCTGTTCATAAGCTGCTGGTTCCACGCAACAGCCGATGCAAAGTCCATCTGCCCCATAACAAGCCCGCGCACGGTCTGCGGCGTGATAAGCCCGTAGGCATAGCCGCTCGGCAACTGCCCCGCAAGCTGGTTAAAGTTCACGGAATAGATCGCGGGGAGCTTGCCGTTTATCAGGTCTTTGGCGGCTTGGTCGAGGTTCGCAAGCCCGTGTGCCAAACTATCACGCACGCGGACATAGTGCCTATTCTTGAGCGTGTGCTCTCGCATGGCGCGTTGGTACTCCCGCTTGGCGGCAAGGTACTCGGTTCGGTCGCCGTGTTTGAGTGCTTGCATCCGCTCATATAACGGCTGTATTTGGGCTCTATGCTGCCCCATATAGTGTTGCCAACTATCATTCAGTTCCTTGTATGCGCGGCTGTATTTGGCATGGAGCCGCTTTTCAAGCAGCTCCAGCTCTTTGTCCGTGTACTTACGCGCCGCATCGTTTATCATTCTGCCGCCGCCTCGCTTTCGGCGCTTTCAGCGGTTTCAGCGGGTTCATCCGCATCCATGGGCGCGTTAAACCGCTCCACGCTTTCGGCGGCTTTGCGCTCAAGCACCTGCTCCACCTCGTCGGTCGAAAGGAACGGGAGCTTGTTCAGGATGGTTTCTTCGTCGAGATACGATGCCGCCGCAAGCACCATGTCCGTTTCCTCGCTGTCGTTGGTGACGGGGGAACGCTTGAAGGTCGGCGTATCCTCAATGCCCGCAAGCGCAAGCAAGCCGTTGATAAAGTCTATGACGCAATACTCCAGCTCGTCCACGCGGTCATTCAGCCGCTTGTACGCCGCTTTAATGGCGGTTGCCGTTACGCTGCCCGTGGAGATAAGGTTCATATCAACGGTCATTGCGTCGGCGTAAATATCGCGCTCAAGGCGCGTTAAGAGCGTTTCCCGCGCCTCTGTCGGCACGGACAGGGTATGCGCCGTAAGCTGCGTCTGCCCCGTGGTTTTCGCTACATGAAGCTCTGCAAGCTGCTTCTTGAACTCTGCCATATCAAGCTCCGACATACCGCTTGCGTTGGACATTTCCCAATAAAGGAACGAGGCCTCCTCAATGTTGTTTGCCATGCCGCTCTTGATAAGGTCGTACAGGTCGATATTTTCACGCTTGCCAACGATTTCGGCTATGCGATCATAGTTGGAGAAGCAAGGCACGATAGGCAAGCCCGGATAATTTTCATAGCCGACAACCTCCACAGCGCCGGTCTTATCCCTCGCAACTATGCTTTTATACGGGCGCGGGCTGTCGAAGCTGAACCCATCAACGCAAACAAGGTCTTTCCCCTTGTCGCGGCGCATCTCGGTATAGCCGTTGACCTCATACAGAGTAACAAACAGCGGCTTGCTGTCGTTTAGCTGCCAATGCCGTATAGCCGCCCGCATCGCGCCCGTTTCTTCATCGAGCAGCGGTACAAGCTCGTTGGCATAAAACGGCGTAATGCCCTTGCCGTCATAGTAGGCGTATGCCCTGCCCTCGGCAAGCGCGGCTCGAACACAGCGCACAACCTTGTTATCAAACACCGCCCCGCCAAAGCGGTCTTTGGTGTTGTCCTTGGCAAAGGTAACGCCGTTTGACAATAGATGCTGCGATATTTGGATATTATTTGACTTGTAAAATGCGCTCGGCGCACGGTAGTTCGGGCTGTAAGTATCGGGTACCTGATTTCCGAATACATCCGTCAGCCATTTCTGCGTCTGAATGATGGTTCGGTTCTGTTGCCGCATATACTCCCGCCCTAAAACCGCTTGCTCATACTCCGCGCTTGCGGCATAGTCGGCTATCGCCTCAACTATAAACGCTGCCAGCCTGCCGTCCGCTCGCGCCGCCTCTAAATCTTGGTAAGTACGCATTATTTCTGCTCCTCTCAATGAATATTTCCTTTGACATTACGAAATAGCGACAGCTGTCCATCGCGTGGTCGTTTTCTTTGATAACCGCATCTTCTTCCGTGTCGGGGTTCCAACTGTAAAGCCCGAATTCGTCGATGGTGTTGACGCAGCAGTCGTTGAACATGATAAGGCCTGCATCAAGCGCCGTTGCGGTATGGCGTATGCCGTCGATAACAGCGTTGACGGCGTGGAGAACCTTAAACCGATGGCGGCTCTCCGCAAGCGCGATAAACGATGCCGCCGACGGGTCAACGATGAGCAGCAGCTTGTCGCCGTATGGTACTTCCACATCCGCGCACATCGCCTCTATCGCGTCGTAGTGCTGTTGGTCTGTACGCGGTCTGTTCGTTGCCTTGCCGCTGTAATAGTACTCCTTGACGGCGTACCAAACGCCGTTGCAGTACCCCCACAGTATAGCCGCTGTCGGGTTCATCGTACCGTAGTCCATCGACACAGCCCAATCCGTGTACGGGCGCGGCTCTGTCGGTACGGTGTTGTTATAGTTCGGATAAACAAGCCCTTCCGCTATTACCCACTCGCCGAGGATATACCGCTGATAGAATACGCCGCTGTATTCGCGCTTTATGTTCCGCACATACCCCGCGTCAAGCGTGGTGTTATCCTCTATCTTAAAGCTCCACGATGCCGCGTCTATGCCGTCATTGTCCACTATGTCGGTATAAACCCAATGGCGCGGGCTGTCGGGGTTCGTCGTAGCAAGCATTATCGCGCCGCGCACCGACAGACGGCCGAGGCACATATTGTAGAAACTCTGCGGTATCTCCGTAAGCTCGTCGATATACACGCCCGCAAGCGTTGAGCCCTTGATTTTTGCCGTGGCCTTTTCATCGTTCGCGCCCAGCAAGCGGATTTGATGCCCATACAGCCAGCCTACATTCGCCTTTGCGCTTGCGTGGAACTCGCCGCCCGTCAGCTCCTCCAACAGATTAAGGCAGTTAAACTGCAACGATTCACGTGTCTTGCCGACCATCATAAACAGTTCGCTTGTCGGTCGTTGCCGTACCCACATAGCCCACTTTATAAGGCTGACATAGGTTTTGCCCGAACGGATAGAGCCGTCAAGCAGGTTGATACGGCTGAACGGCTCAAGCATGAATTCGGTTTGTTTAGCTGTTAGCATCGGTATCGGCATCCTGCGCCTCCGCTTGCTCCTTTTGCAGCTTGAATATCTGCTCCGTGATCTGGTCTATCGGGCTTGCGCCTTCCGTGGGCTTTTCAACGGGCTTATCGCGCCACCTATCGGGGCGGCGGTTCTTGAGCCAAAACACTTGTGCCACGGTCTGCGGGGGAACATAGACTTCTTCTTCAACATAGTCTATAACTTCCTCTACGATTTTGCCCTTGCCCGCCACCTGCTTTTCAATGCGCCGCTTGATTGGCTTGCGGACTTTTTCCTTGAACCCGAGGGCAGATTTAAGCAAAGCGTTCTCAACTTCAAGGTCTACCGGCGCTTTTCCTTCTTTTAAGGCGTTAGATATTTTGGGATATTTATTACACCAATCCCAAAGTGTAGGAGTAGTAATCCCCATATTATGCGCTATTTGCTCATTCGTCAGCCCGTCACGCGCCCAGCCCGTTATTCGCAGTAGCCCATCATCGGTGAGCCATTGGGTATATTTACCTTTCGCCATTTAGTCCTCCGAGCTTTCGCACTATCTCTTTTTCTCGCGGCGACAGTTCCCATTTCTCCGCCGCTGCCTTCTCTGCCGCTGCCTTCTCCGCCGCTGCCTTCTCCGCCGCTGCCTTCTCCGCCAGAAGCAAACCGCCGCCATATATGCCGTCCTTGCCGGCTTCTTTCATCGCATCCAAGCCTCGAATAAACAGGGCTTCAGCGCGTTTGATTACAAGCTCCTGCCCGTATTTGCTTAAATATCCAAGCTTTGAAGCAGTCAGGACTTCATCAGGAAACTCATACTTTGGCAAGTTGGCACGCTGCGCCTTTTCGTTCTCTCTGTTCGCTGCATCAACAGCGGCATATAAAGAAGGGGATGAATACGCCGCAATAGTTCCGTCTCCGAGGTTGGTTACGAATGAAGTATTAACAACCGCGCCGTTCTCGTACATCACCGAGTTAGAAGTACAAACAGCGCACACCGTGGAGCGCGTGTTATAGTTGAGGGCATTAACACTCGGTGCAAACAGGAAGAATTTTATATTATTTTCGCAGTAAAAATCGACAATTTCTGCGTATATGGAAAATGGCGGATTATCCACCACAACGCATCCTTCGGGGTACTTGTGTTTTTGATAATCGCCGCCCGGAAAGAACGGGCGAACAAACAGCGCATCGCCGAGTTCGTATTTATCGCGAACCCAATCCGCGACGGCTTTGTAAACATTGTCGGGCGTGTAGCAATCGTCTGTCGTTTTCGGCTGCTCGAACTTATCCAAAAACGCATTATATTCGTCGTTACCGTCTTGGCGGCTTGTGTCGTTCCTGTCTTCTCTATCAAAAAAAGAGGTGCCATCTATGCCTAAATCAAAGCCAAAGTCCACCATATCAAGCTCCGTTATATCCGCAAGCTCGATTTCAAGCAAAGCCATATCCCAATCGCTCTCATTCAGCTTGTTATCCGCAAGCCTTAACGCCTTAATCTGCTCGGGCGTTAAATCATCGGCTCTCACGCACGGCACTTCCACCATTTCAAGCAGCTTTGCCGCCATCAGCCGACCGTGCCCGATAACGAGCACATTCTTGGCATCCACCACAAGCGGCTGCTTAAAGCCAAACTCGCGGATGCTGTTGGCTATCTGCTCCACCTGCTCAGGCGAGTGCTTCTTGGCGTTGCGTTCATAAGGCTGTATGCAGTCCACGGGGATATACTCAATTTGCATTTTTGGCATATAATCACCTCCGCATATATTTTATCAGCGCAGCGGGAAAATGTCAAGGCGCAACAAGAAAAGCCCCGCCGAAACGGAGCTAATCTTGAAGGAGGTAAACCCATGCCGTAGCGGATTTAGCATATCAGCTTTCGGGCTTGGTGTCAATGGCAAACTATGAGCAACACGCAAAACCAAGTGATAAGGATTTGCAAAAAGTGTATGCATTGGTCAGCAATAAGGTTTATCTTGCGCTTGTTACATTTCAGATCATCAACAAACGCATGGACAGCGGCATTTATCGCCCATGCCGCGGCAAACAGCCAAGTATAGCTATACGCTTTGGATGCAATAAGCCATGCGGCAAACGGCAACAGCATCATCGTTGCCCATGAGAGTCCATGAACAATAAGAGCAACGATATAATCTAAAGCATAGAGAGCGTCAGGAGCGTTTTTTTCCCACCACTCGCGTTGTTTAAGATTTGCCAGAATACCTTGCAGATAAAAGTCATCTATTATATGGCAAAAATAAGAACCAACCAATAGCATAAACCATAGTCTCTCATCCATGAATTTGCTCACTCCTTTTTCTCAGTCGAAAGTCAATCAAGTTCGGGGTTATCGTGTATATTGCCAACGATTTCATACCCAAGCTCTCTATTTCCAAGCGGCTCCGTATCAAGGTCTCTTATATCACCATGTTCCAAATACCAACCGTAGACACCATCGCAGCATGAACAATTAAAGGCGCCATATCTGATAACGGCAGGAAATTTCTTAAGCTCCCCGCTGCAGCCACGAAATTTGAGCGCATCCCCCTCGAATACCCGCTTGCCGTTCCTGTCGTACAGCCCCGTGAACTGCCCCACGGTTTCGGGAGTGACTTCGTCGCTTTCGTACTGCGGCATAAAATTGTCCAACTCGTCATAGTTTACCGCCCTAACAAGCAACACCCTGTCGGTCGGGTATGTGCTTTCCTCTACGCAAACGGGCGTTCCAAACACCCACTCGCCGCTAATAATGCTTTTACCTCTAAACAATATTTCTCTCATAGTCTTTTCCTTTCTACTCTTCCTTCAAATACTTCCGAATAACCGCCGCTGCCGCTTCCCAGCCGAAGCATATCTCGGCGGCGTATCCCTGCTCTCGCAGCTTGTCGCGCCATTCGCGCTGTTCCTTCGACACCGTGCCGCCCTTGAGCCGCTTCATCTCGATGAACAGCCCGTGCTTGCCGCCCCGCGCAACGGGCAGAAACACATCGGGAACGCCGCGCTTGAGCCCTTGACGGATAAGCCCCGCGCCCGTGCGTCCTGAACGCTTGCCTTCGTTTGGGATATGGAACATCAAGGCAAGCTCGGGGTGCTTTTTGGCGGCGTAGGCCGCCCATTCAAACAGGGTCGCTTGTTCCTGTGCCTCGGTGGGGGTGGTAGTCATTCTGTTTCCTCCCTGTGGCTCTCAAGCACAAACCGTTTTGCGGAGAGGACGCGGACAGCGACATCGCTATTGCAGCCATAATACTGCCAAACGCCCTGTTTCAAATGCTCGGCGCATCTATCAACACTTCGATTAGCGCAACTGCTCCTATCCCGCTCCACTTCAACCTCGATCGTGTAAACATCCACGGCGCGGTCAATCACCTCCTCGCACGGCTTCCTGCGCCTGCGGTAAGCTTCCACGCCGCCGATGGCGGCATCAGCATCGAAGAATGAACCAATTAGAGCGCCTCCGCAGCGTCCGCTGACGTGGAGCCGGCAGTTGGAACATGTGGTGTGCTGACACATCTCCCTAATATCCCTCACAAACGCGGCGAGGTCTTCCTTAAATTTCTCGTTCATTTTGTTCCTCCCAATGTCTTTTAATAATCTCAAATGCTTCTTCGGGGAGCATAGGCTTCGGATTTGCTCCGATAAGCCGTCCCCAACACTCCACCATGTCGGGCAATCCGTAGCTGCCCGCTTGCCAAATTGCGTCAAGTTGCCAGTCAACAACTTTGCCTATCGCGGGGTGGGCGGCTGCTCCGTAGACGATCTGATTGCGCCGCCATTTTCCAGCTTCGCCAAACATTTCGTTAAACGCATCGTATTCGTCAGAATACGCTTCCTTTATCCGCTCAAACGGTATTCCCGCATCGGTAAGCAGGGCTTCGAGTTTGTCAATGGGGTTCATGCTTCTTCGCTCCTTTCAGCGTGTTCTTGCGCCCATTTTTGCGCAGCGTTGACCGCAATGTCGAACTCGCCGATGGCAACGCATCCTTGCACAAAATGAAGTTCTTTTCCGTCCAATCTGCTGAAAGCCTCCAAAAACTCCACCGCGCTCATCGGCTGTTCAACGGCGGGGATGGCGTTGATGTTGTCCACTGTTACAACGCTGTGCGAAACAGAAAAACTCGCCCCGTGTTCGCGGTATTCCTCGGTAATTACTTCTCTTCGCGCCAGCACATCGCCGCGCCTAATCAAATCGTTGTTGCTCATTCCTCCACCTCCGCAAACTCGGTCACATCCACTTCCTCGCCGTCGGCGTTGTACCAGCTCTTGCCGTCGTAGTACACAGCAGAAACGGCGTACAGCCCGTCGATGATTTTGCTCTCCCATCGGGTAACGACCCATTCGTTAAGCGGGGGTTCGTAGTCCTCGAACAGCTGCCATTCAAGGCGGTCAAGATCGAGGGCATCAATGTTAAAAGTCGGGGTATTCATGTTCAGCTCTCCTTTCGTGTTGCAGGCGGCGCAATAACCGCCCAATGCGTAACGCCTTCAAGCGGTGTCAGATTGTCGCCAATCCAACCGAGTTCCCCGTGCCACGCTGCAAAGGTCATTCCCTGCACCGCGCCCCTTTCGGTACAACGGCGGCGCACATACACCAATACGCGGATATGCTCCTGCGGCTTGCGGGCTTCTTGGTCAATCCACTGCATCACCACGCCCTCCATTCGCCGTCAGTATCGCGCCAAACGCGCTTGCTTGCGCCCTTGGCATTCCGCATCTGCCCCGTGCCGTCGATAAACACCAGCGCGGTATCGGGGATGTCCTCCAACGCCTTGCGCAGGTCGCCCACGGTCATAGTGCCGAGCGCCGCCGCGCTTCTTACGCTTGCCGCTGTCTGCGGGCTTTCGATGATGATTGCTTGCTTGTCCATAGTGTGTTTCTCCTTTCGGGCTGTTGCCCTTGCTTTTCTTGATGTATCTATTATAACAGAATAAAACGGTAAATGCAATAGGTTTTGCGGAAATTTCTTTATATATTTTCAGGGAATAAATCCTGCCACGGCATTTCCGTTGTGTCGGGGTCAGCCTGCGGGAGCGTTATCTTGTAGCAATCCACGCTTACGCCGTCGATGCGTTTGCCCACGGTGTAGTTGCGCCCGCGCATAGCGAGATGCCCTTCCTGCGCCATCCATGCTTGCACGCCCTTGTAGTTATAGCCGCGCCGTTGCAGCGCATCGCGGAACGCGCCCTTGATGATGTAGGCGGTGTCCATCGTGTCCGTGTCGGTCGAGCTTTCGAGCATTCCGAGGCGCTCGCCCTTGCAGCCATCGCGGAATGCCGCGCCGTTTTGCGCAACCCAGTTGCAGACGAAATCAAACGCCCTGCGGTTTACATCTATATCCTCGTCGCGTTGCAGGTATGCCGCCAGCTCGTCCACCGTCAACGCCTTGCCGTCCTTGAACAGCATCCGCGTTGCCAGCGCGTCGGCAACGAGCAGCACCCCCGCCGCCATGATCTGTTTATCCGCTGCCCGTGCTTCAAGCTCGCCCACATATTCCTCGTACAGCCGTCGCGCTTCGTCAATATCAACGCCCGCCATAAACGCCTTGCCGCCCCAGCCGTAGTTGTTCCGCAACGCCGCCGCCGTGCTATGTCCGTTCTTGACTATCTTACTGCCAAGGGTGCATTCGATCTCGATAACGCGGTTTTTGAAGCCTGCCGCCGCATGGTCGCCGACGATGGGCGTTTCACCGCTCGTTAATATCGTGTTGCACCAAGTAGGCGTTTGGTCAAAACCGCCCTGCCTGTTGCCGCGTGCCTTGCCAACGCCTTCCGCAAGGCGGTAAACGCTAAACTGCTTGTCGCCCTTGCCGTCGGTCGCCGCAAGCTGCAGCTCGTCGATGATTACCGGCAACGAATTAAAGAACGCCGCCAAACGCTCATGCCCCACCACGGTGCTGTGGAAAGTCTGTATATACTTGCCGACGGCGGGGTTGCCCCACACGCTCGCCGCCGCCATTAGCGCAACGGTCTTGCCCGTGCCGCTTTCGCTGCCCCAAAGGTGGACGAAGAACGGCAAACTGCCCAAAGGCTCAACGAGCGCGGATGCGAATGATGCGGCTATGATGATCTTTGCCGCAACGCTGTCGGCGCGGAGCTTCCGCATTTCGTCCAACCACGCGGCGCAGCTCCCGTGTTCCGTGACGGCGTTATACAGCGATCTATACGCCGCATCGCCGTCAAAAGCCATGTCCATAGAGTACGGCGAGAACACGCCCGCCACATAGCCGAGCCGTGAAACGCTCTGCTTAGTCGGTATCTCGGCGTAGTTGGCGTTCTCCACATCGTGCAGGTACGCCACTAATGCCCGCGCCGTTTCGCTCGTCACCGCAACGCCGCTATCCGCAAGGCTTACGATTTGGCTTGCGCTTGCCAGTACAGATTTTGGTACTATAATGCGATGCCAAGCCGCGCCGCGCTTGAACGCTATCTCCATCTGCTCCTTGCCCGTGTCTACATTCCTCAGCCGCTGAACGGGCATTATCGGATGCGGGCAGGCGCAAAGCTCAACGCCATTACCGTCCCTGCGCCACACGCCCGTATCGTCAGCCGTCCATTCGCGGGTCTGCAGCTCCATCGGCTGCCCTTCAAACGCTGTCACATTGGACACGGGAGCGCCCTTGCGCTGCGAGCGCATATACTCGCTGAACAGTTTGCGAATGCCTATAACGCCGTTCCGCTTGCCCTCCGCAACGAACGCATCAAGAGCCTGCTGCCTATCAAACGGGTCTGTTATCGCCGCGATACGGGCATATTCCGCTTTGTCTTGGTACTTGTTAAGGTCTACTATTGCCGCGTCTGCCATTGTGCTTTTCCTCCCAAATTCGTAGCCGTTCGCGGACTATTCGCCCGTCCACGGCGTCATACTCCCACAAAAGGCGGTCAAGCTTTGCATAAGCCGCGCACCATTGCGGGGAATACGGTACGCTCGCCGCTATCGCGCTGTGTAGGCTGTCAATTTCGCCGTCCAGCTCCGCCCGCCGTTCCGTGTCGGCTTCAAGCTGCTTTGCCGCCGTGCGCCGTGCCTGTATCGCGCCTATATCGTCAGCCGCGCCGCCGTTGAGCCGCTGCACGATGCCCGCCGCCTCGCGCTTCGAGCACCCTTTAACGCCTTGCACAAGGTCTATCGCATCGCCGTGCGCGCCGCAAACGAAGCATTTATACCCATCGCGGTATATGTGCAAGCTCGGGCGGGTGTCGGCGTGGAACGGGCATACCGCCTTGTCATGCGCGTTCACCTCCAGCCCGCAAGCAGCGACGACAATGCGCATATCAGCCGCCGCCGCAATACCGGCATAGTTAGTTGCGCCCATTTCGCGCCTTCTCCAAGAACGCCGCCGCCGCTTCCACGAACGCGGCGTATGCCGCCTCCATCTCCACAAGCGCATCCATCGTTGTAGTGCCTGAACGGACGGCGGGAGCATCGTTCCAGCCCGTGTCGCTCCTGTGCATCTTGCGGATGCCGAGCTGCACTCTGCGATTGCGAATGACATTCAGCGGCAATCCCAGTTCCTCGGCGATAAGCCTGTCATAGTAGCCCGCCTCTGACCGTGCGCGTAATATCGCATCTTCGGTAGCGGTGAATTCATGCAATGCTTTTCTGCCCATAGCCTACACCTCACTTAAACGGGAAGTCATCGTCGCTTATATCCTTCCAACCGTTGCCGGTCTGTTCCTGCCCGTGCTGCCTTTGGTAGCCCTGACCGCCTTGCGGCTGTTGCGGCGCGGCTTCACGCGGGGAGAGGAACTCCACTTCATCGGCGGTGACTTCAAGGGATACCCGCGTTGTGCCGTCCTTGGCTTCGTAGGTGCGGGCGGTAAGCTCGCCTACAACGCAAGCCTTCTTGCCCTTGCTCAAAAAGCGGGAGCAGTTCTCGCCGAGCTGTCTCCATGCGGTGATGCGGAAGTATTGCGGCTGCGGCTCGCTGTTTTGCGCAACGAAGCGCGGGTTTACGGCGAGGGTGAATGTGCATACGCTAACGCCGTTCGGGGTGTTGCGCATCTCGGGGTCGGCGGTAAGATTGCCTGTCAAGAAGATTTTTTGCATTATTCTTTCACCTCCACAAATTCGCCGTTTTCGAGCTTGTACCATGTGTCGGGCTTGAGCTTTTCGCCGTCAACGATAGCGGCAACCATGCCCTTGAATTCGCCACCCTCCCACTTTTCGGCGGCAAATACCGTGTGCATACCGCCCTTAAACTGCGCATCTTCACTTCCGCGTAAACAGCTCCAGTTGCCGCCGTTGAGTGCGCTCATGTTGCCGCCGTTGAGTGCGCTCCTGTCGCCGCCGTTGAGTGCGCTCATGTCGCCGCCGTTGAGTGCGCTCATGTCGCCGCCGTTGAGTGCGCTCATGTAGCCGCCGTTGAGTGCGCTCTTGTTGCCGCCGTTGAGTGCGCTCTTGTTGCCGCCGTTGAGTGCGCTCATGTTGCCGCCGTTGAGTGCGCTCATGTAGCCGCCGTTGAGTGCGCTCATGTAGCCGCCGTTGAGTGCGCTCCTGTTGCCGCCGTTGAGTGCGCTCATGTAGCCGCCGTTGAGTGCGCTCCTGTCGCCGCCGTTGAGTGCGCTCATGTAGCCGCCGTTGAGTGCGCTCCTGTAGCCGCCGTTGAGTGCGCTCCTGTCGCCGCCGTTGAGTGCGCTCCAGTTGCCGCCGTTGAGTGCGCTCCAGTTGCCGCCGTTGAGTGCGCTCATGTCGCCGCCGTTGAGTGCGCTCTTGTAGCCGCCGTCTTTCGCTTCTGTGCATTTTGAGCGCACATATTCAAACTGCGCTTTGATAAGACCTTTGATATCCAGTTTTGCGCCGACCTTGATTTTTTTCGCGCAGACTTTCGTATCTTCTTCGCGTTCGTCCGAAACGCCGTCAAGCTCGACCTCGTGGTATACGCTGTCGGATGGAGTATAGTAGCCGAAGCAATCAAGCGGCATTTCGCAAGCGTGGAAACCGCTTTCGCAAAGCTTCGCCGTGTCTGTTTCGTAGGTCTTGCCTTCCTCAAACTGAAAGCCTCGGCAAGTCATGTCTTTGTTAAAGCCTTTGTAGTATTTAGTCATTGGGTGTGCCTCCTTCGGTGTTGGTCTCGGTGGTGGGTTCCTGCTGCGCCTCTGCGGGCGGCTGCGTCATGCGTGCGTATTCCTCGCGCACTTTATCCTCGGGCATAACCGTTTTTATCATCGCAACGGGCGTTGCCGCGAACGGCATATTAAATTTCTTCAGCATCCAGCGGGCAAGGTCTTCGGGCTTGTAGAGCGTTTCAACCATTGCGCGGAACTCCGCTTCCTCGGGCGTGTCCTTCGCGGGCTCAAAGAACGGTACGGCGGGTTGCGTGGGTTGGTTTAACGCATCCGTGCGTTGCGCGGGTTGGTTTAACGCATCCGTGCATTGCGGCGCGGGTTGCGTGGGTTGCTGCTGCTGATGTAAGGCGTTGCGCATTTCGTCCGCGCTTGCGATGCTGGTATCAATGCCGAACCCGGCAAGGCCAAGGGCGCGTCCGACAGCTGAAGTCTCGCAATTCTCGATGTACGATGTCTTGTTGACCTGCGAACTGCCTTCCCGCTCATAAGCGTAGCCGTTCGCCAACAGCACCGGCCCGGCATCCGAGTAGAAGCCGACCTCGGCGCGGATGATGCAAACGCCGTTTTCGTGGCTGTCCATCGTGGTGCGGATAAAGCCGTTCGGATACACCATCCGGAACGCCTTCACGCGCTGGTGGACTTCCGCATAATCCTTCGTTACCTCGCGCCCTTGCGTCTTGTCCCAGCGGGAGATCGGCATGGGGTTGATGGCGTTGTTGGCGCGGGCAAGGTCTTCCCACGTGGTCTTAAATTCAAGCTCTGCCATGTTGTGTTCCTCCTTTGTTGGCATTATTCGGGGAGCTTTCCTCCGCTGAGTATACACTCAATGCGGGTTACGGTGGCATAGGTGGGTTTCCAATCGGGATAGCGTTCGATGTTGTACACCGTCAGATACCCCAGTTTTGCTATTTTGGCGAACTGCCTTATTGAGAGGCAATGCAGAGCGCGGTATTCGCGCATGCGCTCGCCGAGAGGTCTTTCGTCCATGCGTTAATCCTCCTTTCGTTCAAATTCGCCGTCAAACGCCTTGAAATCATAGTCAATGCGCATCGTTGCGGCTTCATACAGCGCAAGCAGATTCTGCCTTTTCAGCCAGCTTTCTTTCTTTACGCCGTGCAGCTTGGCGATTACATACAACGCTCCATCGGCGTATTCATAGTTCGCGATTCGCATCAAGCGCGATTCCTGCGGGTCATTCGCCGCTTTGAGTTGAGCTTCGATCACGGCGCGAATGTCGTTCCATTTGTCCATAGCTCTTTCCTTTCTGCCGGCCTACAATGCCGACCGGCGGGCCTTGATGTATTTATTATAACAGATTAAAACGGTAAATGCGATAGGTTTCTCCCTGCTTTGCAAATATATTTTCACAGCAGTATCGCAAGCCCGATCAGCAGTCCATAGAATACCGCACCGCCGCCAACGCCGCCAAGGAGCGCCCAGCCCCACCATTTCACCGTGAAGGCGGGGTAGACCCGCCCACGGATTTCAAAATCAAGCCATTCGCGCATATTAATCCTCCCTTACGGCGTAGAATACGCCCATGCTGTCAAGGTACTTGCATACGCTCCCAAAGGTTGCCTCGGAGCAAGTGAGCATCATCGAATAGGTCTGCTTCTTGGCTTCGACCTGCACACCGAGCGGCGTTACTGTGTAGGTGTTCAGCGGGCTGTCGGCGGGAGTGGGCGGGGCTTTCGTTTCAAGCGTGTTTTTGTAGGCCAACACATCGGCAAGGCTCATTCCGTTGTTGTAGCAAGCAAGCAGCGTTTCAAGGTAGTCGCCGCCGAGGGCAATAATGGCGTGCCGGTCGTTCTCTGCCATCGCCGCCGCGCTGAACATCAGCTCAACGGCGCGTTTCTCGCTTACGCTTGCTTTGAGCCACTCCTCGCTAAAGATGCGCTCAAACGGTACATTCCAGCTCCGCGTTGCCCACGCCGCCTTGATAGCATCCAGCCTTGCGGCGCGTTCCTCGGCTTCGTACGCCTTTACCTGCTCGTCGATTTGCGCGGCTGCCACCTGCAGCGGCTCGATGATGGTTTTGAGCTCGGCTTCAAACGCCTTGTAGGGCTCTTCATAGCGTTTCTTGGCGGCTTTGCGGGCTTCGTCGATCTGCTTCAAAAGCTTGTTGACCTCGGCGCGGTCATGCTTCGCCGTTGCCTTATCAGCCGCCACAACGCCGCTGTAACGCTCGGCTATGGCCTGCACGGCTGCCGCAAGCTCGGCGCGGTTGTAGTCAATAGTGTTCGGGATGCTGGTTATAGTAAGTTCGGTCATGTTGGTTCCTTTCTGCCCGATACAATGCCCGCGGGCGTGGCGGGTATGTGATATGCTTTGTTTTCTGCCGCCCATTTCTGCACGATTGCAACGGATTCCTCGGGGTATTCCCGCTCAAACTTAACGCACGATACCGCGCTAAACTTCTCGCTCTCGTGGAACGGGCATTTACCGCAAGTGTGAGAGCCACACATTTGCGCGAAGCTCCGCGCATACTCAACCGCGCTCATTGGTTGCTCGACGGCGGGAACGTTCATAATGGCTATTCGCGGTGCTCCCCACATGATATTATCGTCAAACGCTTTAAGAGCATCCGCGCGCCTGATTAAATCGTTTTCTTTCATCGGTCTTTCCTTTCTCCCCGTCAAGCCGATAGGTCAGCTGTTTGTCACGCTTTAAGCGGTTCGACCTGCGCAGCGGTGAAGAAGTGGGCTTTCTTCAAGAACATACGCCCGTCTTCCACTTCCTCGCCGTCCACTTCGCCAACCTTGCGGTCGCTGTACTTCCAGATCACAAACGAAGCTATGGCGTGTTCGCCCTTCTTGACCGAGAAGCCCCGGCGCTTCCACTCCGCAAAGGTGTGGATGGGTTCGGGCATTTCAACCTCGCGCTCTTCCTCGCCGTTGTCGGTGATAACTTTGTAGGTTATGCGCTCGCCCGAGCCTTTCAAGATGCCTTCATCCATAAGGCGGAGGCTGTTCTCAAGAATAATCATTGCGTTCGTCATAGTGTGTTTCTCCTTTCGGCTTGCGCCTTGCTTTTCTTGATGTATCTATTATAACAGAATAAAACGGGTAATGCAATAGGTTTACACAAAAAACTAAAATATATTCCAACAACAAGCCGCCAATGGCAAAAGTTGTATACATTGTATACATTCAAAA